TAAATACTCATATAGCAATGAGTATTTTGATGGCGGATTTGATTATATCTAAATCAAATGAGGTTTTCTTAAAAATCAAAGCAGAACCTCACGTTGATTATGAACTCCGAGATTATTTTAAATTTGAAGTTGAGTCAGCAAAATTCATGCCTCAGTACCGTAAGAGGCATTGGAACGGAGAGATTTATCTATACAATCTCAACACAAAACAACTATACGTTGGACTCTTAGATAAACTTGTAAGTTTTTGTGAGACTGCAGGTTACTCTTATGAGTTTCAAGAAAATAAGTATTACGGACTCCCATTTGAGTGTAATGAGATAATCTCTCGTGGTGGTGTTAAAGACTACATGAAATCTATTTGTAGTCACACTCCCAGAGAATATCAGATTGATGGGGTGTACGATGCGTTAAGACATAACAGAAGGTTATTAATATCTCCCACTGCAAGTGGTAAATCTCTGATGATTTACGCTCTCGTAAGGTTTTATACTGCCAAGAAACAAAGTATCCTGATAGTTGTTCCGACGACAAGTCTTGTAGAACAGATGTATAAAGACTTTGAAGATTATGGTTGGGATGCTCGAGCATATTGTCACAAAATTTATGCTGGAAGGGAAAAGGACACAGAGATGTCAGTAACGATTACAACTTGGCAATCAATTTATAAATTGCCAAAGACATTCTTTGAAGACTATAATGTAATTATAGGGGATGAAGCACACCTATTTAAGAGCAAGTCTCTGGTGTCCATTATGACCCACCTACATCACGCTAAGTATAGATTTGGTTTTACGGGTACTTTAGATGGCACACAGACGCATAAATGGGTCTTAGAGGGACTCTTTGGTCCTGCATACAAAATCACTCGCACCGCAGAGTTGATGGAGAAGGGTCATGTATCAAAACTTGATATTATGTGTTTGGTGTTAAAACATGCTCCTCAAAAGTTTGACACCTATGAAGATGAGATACAATATCTTATCCAACACGATAGAAGAAATAAATTTATTTGTAATCTTGCCAAAGACTTAAAGGGTAATACTCTTATCCTGTATAGTCGGGTTGCCACACATGGTGAGGTAATTTTTAATCTTCTAAATAATGTTGTAGACGAGAATAGAAAGGTATTCTTTGTCCATGGCGGAGTGGATGCAGAGGAAAGGGAGAGAATCAGGGACATTACCGAAAGGGAGGAGAACGCTATTATCGTTGCATCATACGGCACTTTCTCTACAGGCATCAACATCCGTAATCTACACAACGTAATTTTTGCTTCACCCTCTAAATCGAGAGTGAGAAATCTCCAAAGCATTGGTCGAGTACTTAGAAAGGGTAAAAACAAAACTAAAGCGATGCTTTACGATATTGGTGACGATTGCACAAAAAACGAAAGAAAAAACTATACTTTAAATCATCTCATTGAACGTATCAAAATTTACAATGAAGAGAAATTTAATTATGACATATTGTCCATCGACTTAAAAAAATGATAGAAAACGATTTCTACAGCACGATTAAATTAAAATCAGGAGAAGAAATCTTTACGAAAGTTGCTGCCTCTGAGGAGGAAGACCGAACTATGTTGATACTGGATCATCCAGTCACCATCGAAAGCGTAGAGAGGAATGGAAATCTGATAGGATATAAACTGGAACCATGGTTGAAGACTACATCTGAGGAAACTTTTATACTTAACTTAGATAATGTGATGCTGATATCTGAGTCAAGTGATATTGACATCATTGAAATATATCAAAATTTTGTACGATCCTTTAACAGAGCAAAAAATCCTGGAGAACATCCTAGTATAGATAGGAGAATGGGTTATCTCTCAACCGTTAAAGACGCAAAACAATTACTTGAAAAGATTTTTAAACAAAATTCTGCAGATAAAAATCTTAGTAAAGACTCCTAGTTAATCTATACCTGATCTATCAACCCTAACAAAGGTATTTTACTTGTAATTGTTTAATATGTCAAGCTTGTTGATTTTAACATTAAATGCTATAATATAAACATATATTATTAAAGAAAAACTTATGTTGGGTAGACCAATGGCGAAAAGAAAAAGATCGGAACATTATGTAAATAATAAAGAGTTCCTTGCTGCTCTGATTGATTATAGACAAGAGATTGAGATTGCTAGATTAAAAGATTTACAAAAACCACGTATCCCCAGATACATTGGAGAGTGCTTCCTTAAGATTGCTACTCATCTCTCATACAAACCAAACTTCGTGAACTACATGTTCAAAGAGGATATGATTAGTGATGGTATTGAAAACTGTGTACAATACATCTATAATTTTGATCCAGAAAAATCTAGAAATCCATTTGCTTATTTTACTCAGATCATTAACTATGCTTTCCTGAGACGCATCCAAAAGGAAAAGAAGCAGATGGAGATCAAAGCAAAAATTATTGAGAAGAGTGGATATGAGGTTGTGTTCTCTGAAGACGGGAACGTTGATGGATACACCTCTTCCGAGTATAATTCTATCAAAGATAGTATCTCCTCTAAACTGCGGAACTAATGCGGATAGCAATTTTGACTGATACTCACTGGGGGGCAAGACGTGGGTCTAAACTCTTCCAGGAGTATTTTGAACAATTTTATACTAATATATTCTTCCCTTATCTGGAAGAGAATGGCATTACTACTATCATTCATATGGGTGATGCTTTTGATAGTCGAAAGTCTATTGACTACCAGAGTCTTGAGTGGACTAAGAGAGTTGTACTGGATCCTATGTCTAAGTACGAAGTTCATTTGGTGACTGGTAATCACGACGTTTACTATAAAAATACTAATGATGTAAACTCTCCAGACTTGTTGCTTACTGGATATCCAAACATCAAAACCTATACAAAAGCAACTGAGATCAACATTGCTGGTAGAGATATCTTCCTAGTTCCCTGGATCAATCAAGAGAACTTTGATTATACTACTAAGCAAATTAAAAAAACTAATGCTCAGATTGCTATGGGTCACTTGGAACTCCAAGGATTCGCAGTCAATCGTCAGGTTGTTATGGAGCACGGGTTAGACCGTAAGATCTTTAACAAGTTTGATAAGGTATTCTCTGGTCACTATCATCACCGGTCTAACGATGGTAAGGTCTTTTATCTTGGCAATACCTACGAGTTGTATTGGAATGATATCAATGATCCAAGAGGGTTCATCATCTTTGATACTGATACGATGGAGCACGAACCTGTAGACAATCCATATAGAATGTTTTACAACATTTACTATGAGGATGATGACTATCAGATGTTTGATGCGACTCCATACAATAACAAAATTGTTAAAGTTATTGTACGCAAACGTAGTGACAACAAGAAGTATGAGAGATTTATTGATAAACTTTATGCCTCTGGTATTGCAGACCTCAAGATTGTAGAGAATCAACTCTTCAACGGGTGGTACGATAAGGAAGAGTTTAATGCGATGGAGTCAGAGGACACTCTGTCAATCCTAAATCGATATGTGCAAGAGTCTGAAGGAGACCTAGACAAATCTAGAATTCAGAGTATAATAACAGATATATATCAAGAAGCTTGTGAAATGATCTAGTATGTATATACTTACACACGAAGGAGAAGAAGAGTCTGGCGCGTTCTCCGTGGCAAATGATATTGGAGATAAAGTTCTTTATATCTTTGAAGAGGAAGATGACGCTGAAAGATATGCTATGCAACTCACTGCTGAAGGATATCCCGAGATGTGTGTGATGGATGTAGATGCTGAAGTTATAATTCACGTATGTGAATTAAATGAGCACGAGTATACCATTATTACTCCCGATGATATTGTGGTTCCACCAAAATTAGAATTGTATGATCAACTTTGAGAACATAAAATGGCGTAACTTTTTATCAACTGGCAATCAGTTTACGCAAATTGACTTTACGGATTCTTCCACAACTCTAATCGTAGGTTCCAACGGAGCAGGTAAGAGTACCTTATTGGATGCCCTTACTTTTTCTTTGTTTAGTAAACCATATCGAAAGGTTAATAAACCACAACTTGTTAACAGTACAAATGAGAAGGACTGTTTGGTTGAAGTAAACTTTACTATTGGTAAAGTTCAATACAAGATTGTCCGTGGCATCAAACCAAATATATTTGAGATTCATAAAAACGGGAGGGTGCTTGACCAACACGCATCTGCTGTTGACCAGCAGAAATGGTTTGAGCAAACTGTTCTCAAGATGAACTTTAAATCATTTACTCAAATTGTCATTCTGGGTAGTGCATCGTTTATTCCTTTTATGCAACTTACAAGCGCAAGTCGTAGAGAGGTTGTAGAGGATTTGTTGGACATCAAAATCTTCTCATCGATGAATAGTCTTATCAAAGACAAACTTAAGATGGTAAAGGATGAGGTAAAAACTCTTGAGTTGAAGAAAGAATCTGTTAAGGATAAAGTTGATATGCAAACCAACTTTATCGATGAGATTGAGAATGAAGCAGCAAAGTCTATTAAGAATAAGAATCGTAATATTGATACACTTGAGATTGACATTGAAAAGATTTTTGCATCTAATGAAACTCTACAGGAGGAGTTTAATACTCAAGAGATTGAGTTGGATAAGCACAAAGGTGCATCAAAAAAACTTAAAGACCTCAGTGGTATTAAGGGAAAACTTTCTCAAAAAATTACAACTCTTGTAAAGGAGCATAAGTTTTTCTCAGAGAATATGGTTTGCCCTACCTGTAGTCAGGATATCAAAGATGAGTTTAGGTTAAATAGAATTGGCGACTCCCAAAATAAAGCAGAAGAGCTCCAGCAGGGGTTTAAACAACTCCAGCAGGCAATTAAAGAGGAAGAGATGAGGGAGTCCTCATTCAAACGTACTTCAGAGGTAATCAGTAAGTTACTTAATGACATTAACTCGAATAATACTCAGGTATCTGGGTTTCGTAGACAAATCAAGTCTCTTGAATCTGAAATTAAAACAATTGCCGATAGACTTGAAAACCGAAATTCTGAGCATGAGAAGTTAGAACAGTTCAAGAAGAGTCTTCAAAGCACTTACGATCTACTTGCTGATAAGAATGAAAGTATTTCATATTACGACTTCACTTACGGTCTACTAAAAGACGGTGGAGTAAAAGCACAAATCATTAAGAAGTATCTACCTCTTATTAATCAGTCGGTTAATAAGTATCTACAAATGATGGATTTCTATATTAACCTCCAACTCGATGAGGAGTTTAATGAGTGTGTCCAATCACCGATTCACGAAGACTTTTCTTACTCATCATTCTCTGAAGGTGAGAAGCAACGTATTGACCTAGCACTCTTGTTTACTTGGAGAGAGATTGCTAAGGTAAAGAATTCTGTAAACACAAACATCATGATCTTTGATGAGGTATTTGACTCATCGCTGGATGGTGTTGGAACGGAGGAGTTTCTAAAGATTATCCGATACGTTATTCAAGATGCAAATATCTTTGTCATCTCCCACAAGAGTGAGATTGGTGAGAGGTTTGAGAGTGTAATTAAATTTGAAAAGTTAAAAGGATTTAGTAGCATATCATGAGAGTATTAGTTACTGGGCACCGTGGGTTTATTGGTAAGTGTGTTTACAATGAACTCAAACGCATTGGTCACGATGTTGATGGACTTGATAGACCAGATGATATTGGAGATTTTACTCCATATAAAATCTATGGATACTATGATTGTATAATTCACCTTGCTGCTTATGCTGCTATTAGAGATAGTATTGAAAACCCAGATAAATTTTGGGAGAACAACGTAGTAAAATCTAAACCAATCTTTGATTACTGTAGGGATTTTGATGTCAGATGTTTATATGCAAGTTCAAGTGCGGTAAAGAAGTGGTGGGAAAATCCATATGCAATCACTAAATATGTAAATGAAGTCCAAGCACCACCAAATAGTGTTGGAATGAGATTCTATACGGTCTATGCCGATCAGGATAGTCGTTCAGATATGATGTATAGAATGCTCCAAGAGGGTAGAGCAACCTATGTGACAAACCACTTTAGAGATTGGATTCACGTCAATGATGTTTGCAATGCAATTAAAACTTTGATGGAATCTGAGTATTGTGGTGTAGTGGATGTTGGCACTGGCATCCCCTATCCAGTAAAAGAACTGGCACGGGTGATGGGTCAAGGAGACCTCCCAGTCAAGGAGAACACGCCAGGAGAGGCGGATGTGACTAGGGCAGACATATCGGTCCTCCAGTCCCTTGGATGGACCCCTAAGCACGATGTGTTTGACAGTGCCCGTAGATTTGCTATGATTAATGAGTAACCAAGGAAGACTATGAATCTCGTAAAAGAAGCACTTGCAAACCGTGAAGAAATCCGCTTAAACTATCTGGTGCTGCGCGATCTTGCATTTACTGATTGTGATCACCTGAAAGAGAAGCAACAACAACTCTATATGAAAGAGTTAGAACTCCTCTCTCAGAGCACCATTACTGGTCACCAAGC